CCACTCTACTCAAGCCTCCGATTTTGTTGTAGTCGCGTGTTGCGTGACTTTGATGTAACGGGTGGTTTTCAAACCATTCTTTGATAACTTCCTGGACACCGCCAAAGTCTTGAATAATGTGTCCCTCTATAAAGTAAAATGATTCAATCGTTACTTTTACGATAACTGATTCTTCCATTGGTCTCCTTGTCTCTCAGATAACAAAAAAACCGTCGTTTGGGTAATCCCTGTTCCCTGTGACACGCTCCCCACAACTAGAGCAGGGCACAGAGATCACCCAAAAGGCGGTTCTCTGTTGTGGGATACATTGGCCGTGTCACTGGCACTTTATTGTCATGCTACTCTCCCATTATATACCATCCCTCCCCCTTTGTCAAGCGCCTTCGCCCCCTTCCAGCAAACTCAACACCCACCGCCACCGCTCCACTTGCTTCTTGTCCCGCTCTCGCAGCTTGCGCCCATCGGCATCTGCAAGCCAGCGGCGTAATAGATCGGTGGTGTAGTAGCGATGGCGAGAAAGGCGGGGTCATTCGGTTGGTTTTTCATCGTCGCTTTTTGGTAATACGAACACACGGCGGTCTTTGAACTCTTGTTGCTTGGCATCGTGCCAGCCCTGAACCGCTGTCAAGTACCCAACGATCCTGCTGTAAACTAAACAAGGAATTCGGCGCTTTTCGGTTAGCTTTGTGTCATCCATCGTCATCCTCCCAGTACCAACAATAGGGCGGCTCTGGTGTCGCTCGCACTCGCCAACTGAGGCAACTGATCGGTATCATATTTTCCATAGGTCTCCTGTGGTTTTAGGTTTTCAAACAGCGGTAGCTCATTTATCGCCGCACTCTCTCCCTCCACCCGCCACTCATCCATCGTGCGAGCTAGGCGACGGACGGTGGTTTTGCACTTACTCAACTCCCATTTCAGCAAAATCAAACAGCGTTGGGTTGCTTGCTGGTTTTATATCCACTGCCTCAAGGTTTAGGCGTGCCTGCTTGAAATATGTGTCCTTTAATTCAATGCCGATTCCGCGCCGATTTAAGCGCACAGCCTCGAATACCTCGGAGCCTACCCCCATAAACGGCGAGAGAACCGTGTCACCTGAGTTTGACCACAATACCAGCGCCCGGTCTATCACGTCTAATTGTAAAGGATGAATATGTTTTTCATCGTCCTCGCCACGCGATTTCTTGAACGGTAGCACACGGTCAATTCGCACATCATCCCAAAAAGCGGAGGCGTATTGACGCCATATCCAGTGGGAGTAACGATTTTCTATCTGATTGCCAGCCCAGTTTTTATACCTGAGTAGTTTTGCAGGTATCTGGCGTTCACCGGCATATTCTGTCAATCCGTGCGGGTGCTCTATTGGCTCCTGGTTTTCCCCGGTATTCCGGAACACTAACAGATAATCAGCACTTGCCACGCCGCAGCGCGATGAATCATTGACGATAGTAGCGTGAGCCAGCTTCTTTGCCATTGTTCGGTTACGAACTGCCAACGGCTCTTTCCAGACGTGATACCGTGCGACGTATTTGAATCCGCATTTGTCATGTAGCCGAATGATGTCACCAGGAAAGTCTAGCAAATAGTCGGCGCGTCCGGTGTTACCAGAAGGTACATCCATACAATGCACTGCCGTCATTCTTCCTGGCATCGTTAGTCGTGCAATTTCTCGCACCACAAATTCATAGTGGGTGAAAAATTCATCATAGCCACGACAGTTAGACAAGTCGCGTGGCGATGATGAATAATGGTACAGCCCACCGGAGCCGGTTGCAAAGGGAGGTGAGTAGATTGAGAAGTGTACTGAGTCATCTGGGAGCGTCGTCATAACCTCACAACAGTCATCGTTATAGATTGCGTACCTATCTGTCACAATTTGCGTTATTTTATCCATTTTGGAACCTCTATCTCCTGTCTTTCATAAACGTTTTTGATTTGCAGCTCTTGGCCCATATAGCGGACTAATTCAGAGAACATTACATCCGCTTCCCTCGCCTTCCTGTTCAAGTTGTTAAGCATCCTGTCTTGCCCGTTGGTATAAATACGGTCAACCGTGACTGTTTTCTCTTGCCCGAACCGCCATAGTCGTCGCGTTGCCTGATAGTATTGTTCATAGCTGTGAGTAGGGAAATATGTCATGTGATTACAGTGTTGGAAGTTCAGTCCAAAGCCGAATATTTTTGGTTTGCTGATTAATACACGGTTTTCTTCAGCTCCATGACGAAACCAGTGTGCTGCCTCTTCCTTCTTATCGTCTGAATCTTTACCAGCAATTTGTACACTTCCGGGTATTAGCTTCTCCAGTGTATCTCCTTCATCGTTCAGATTGCACCACAGCATAGAAACCCCGTCGTTTTGTTTGGCTTTCTCTGCGACTATCTCGCATCGTTCAGGAATAGTACGGCGCGTCACCTCCCTCTGTTCGTGGAAAGTTACGGCGGATATATCAAATAGCATTCCCTCTGCCGGTCTAGTTGCTTCGACGATTGTGTCAATCTCGTTTAGTGGAGGTAAGACAAATCCATCGTCATCAAATCCCAGGTCAGAGGGCTTACGCGCTGCTCTCGCCCAGGATGCAACCCATTGCCAGAAAGGACCTTTTGCAGCGTGGCCTTTTAGATGCCATTCCTTACGACCACCTCTGTCGGTTAACGCATAGGTTTGTTGCCGTTTGAAAAATCGTTTTTGCATATCTGTGTATCCGAGATTGCCCAGTGCTTCCGAACTTGTTCCCAATTCCATCCAGTCATTAGGGGCTGCTGTTGCTGTGCAAAGTAGGCGGTAGGGAATGATACGCATAAACTCTGTGATTTCACCTCTCCTCTTTCCGTTAAAGTTTTTCAAGATGCTAGACTCATCACAGACTATTCCGCTGTAAGCAGACGGATCGAAATGATGTAGCTTTTCATAGTTTGTGACTTGGATTGTAGTCTGGTTTGTGCTATGGGCAACTCTGTATGCCTCAATGCTAAATTTTTCTGCCTCTTCTACTGTTTGCCTACTCACCGCGCAAGGAGTTAGTATCAATACGGGCTTGTTTGTTTTCCGCAATACATTTTCGGCCCACACTAATTGCATCGGCGTTTTTCCAGAGCCACAGTCTGTGAAAATTGCAGCACGGCCTTGCTGAATAGCCCAGTTTACCAGGAATTTTTGAAAGTCGAATAGAAACCCTGGCATAAAAAGAGGTTCAAATCCATCTCTAGACCCATAGTCCATTTTGTGTTGTATAAAATTAGTGTATGTCTTCATCTCTCTCTCTCTCTCTCTCTCGGTTAGAAACTTTTCAAGTTGACGCTGCTCGCCTCCAGCTCCGCCAATACCTCCAGCGCGGGCGCGTTGTAGATGGTTACGTTGTTAGTGCTATGAAATGGGATCACCTACTCCGCCTCATTCTCAGTAAGTGATTCTATCAGCAACTCTCGGAATGTATCTCTGTCAGCGCCGTAGAAAGTATTTGGTTGTTCACAATTTACGTCGAGATAGTGCATAATCCCCTTGCCTTCTGCGATAAAGTGCCGCATTATTTCTTCCTTAGCCTTGTCGAGTAGGTCATCAGGCAGAATGATCGCCATCATAAACAGGTTGCGGTATGCGTCAAGTTCTTTTTCAGTCAGAGCAAACCAAATGGTTTCAATAGCCTCTTTCACTTGTGGCTTTACCATTCTGTCTTTTTCCAGTGCGCCAACACACCACCGAAAAGCGACAAGACGCTGCTTGGCGAGTTCTATCCCGTTGATCCGCGCTTCTACTGCCTTTCTACGAACTTGTATTTTTGTCTTTGCCATTTTCTCCTTCTCCTATTTATAGTTTTACTCAACCCCCAGCCCCGGCTCCTCGTGCGCACTGATGTCATCGGCCAGCGCGTCGAGGGCGGCTTGGAAAGTGGAACCGTTGCCTTCGTAAAGTGTTGCCTCCCAGCCGACAGTTTGCACCTGGGCTACTTTGCTGTCATTGCGAGTCCATAGCGCAAGGTCATTATCTTGGTGTTGGTTGATCTTCTCTACTACGATGGAAGGGATGATTGTTACCGCCTTGCCATCCACCAGCGCCTCAATAGCCTGGAGCGTTTCAAGCGGCAAATCGCGCATCACCACGTCCACGCTAAGTCTGCGAGCGAGGGCTTTACGGTTGTTCTCTTGTTCAATTTTCGCGTTGCTCGCCCTTGCCTCTTTGACTGTTACCAGCCGGGTGGGATTCCAATGGGTTGCTATCTCGTTGTAATGCCACTCATCACTCCCCGCTTTTCTCCCTGTGCGTTTCATATACCTGCTTCCATTTGCCATCACGATTTGAGTCTTTGTGAGGCATGCTACGGTTTCAAATAGGTATAGACGATCTGGATAATTTGACGACTGGAGGATCACTACCTCGTCGCCAGGTTGAATATCACTGATTTGTCTCATCATTCTCTCACTTCCTCCTCTG